GAGCAACCTTCATAAATTTTACTTACTCCGACTAACCCGTCTAAGGCGTTGGCGAACTCACCCTGATTGATTTTTGGATTTACAACGGGAGCATCTGATTTTCCACGGGCGGGTTGCTGACTCAAAGAGGAGTCTGTCGCATTTCCAGCACCTTTGGAACTCGTCTGTTGTTGCATTTCTGCCATACGGGTCTACCACTCTCTCTTGAGGAGCCGCTGGCTCCTTTGCTATTTCCTCACTAGACATCGAAAATTCACCGATAGTAGTGGTCTTTGCTTTGGGTCTATCCCCAATGGATTAACACTACCCATTGGCTCTATACGCAAAACATGGACACCTGAAATTGTGACATCAGTTACCGAAGCAAGCAAGTTACGAATATCCTCAACTGCATCTCTCGCGGTTGGGTAATCTTCGCGACCTGCGCGACAAATAATTTGAAGCATTGGGTAGTCAATTGCAATTCCACCTGTTCCCATTGTGAAGGCTGGTGGAGTTCCTGAGTTCTCAAAGACGGCTGTGCAGACATCTGGAGACTCTGGCAAAGTGCCTAGAAATAAGGTTGTTCCTAGTGTTCCCTTAGAAGTGTGTGCGCCAAAAGCGCTTGAGGTGTTCTGTAGGTAGTCACCTATAGATTCAAGAATTGTTGGCATCAGACTGCTCCGTTCTTTCTAATAAGGTCAATGATACGCCGAGCCATATTTTGCTGAATCTCTGGCAATCTCTCCATAAAGGGTTGCTCTAAATATTTAGCCTGTGTCGGTGGATTGTGGTAGTTCCCTAATATCTCATGGACATACATGGCGTATGGAGCGGCTGGACCGCCGAAGAAAATATCAACTCCGATACCAGATGGCATATTCATTGGAGCCGAGACTCCACCCGAGCCACGCAAAGCGCCTGTGTCAATAGGGGTCAAAATCATGGCTTTTGCAAAAATCATATTGGCTTCTTCAAGGATTACCTGACCGACTATTTTGCCAGCATCTTTGCCAGATACCTCAAGCATATTGCGTAACTCTTGAGCGCCCTCTAATTCAAATGTAAATGTTTGAGCCATGGTTATCTACCAAAGCGTATGACGGTGTGATGCGCTCCGTTTTCATCTGAGATGTTATCAACAGCATTTATAGTAAAAGTTTCTGCCCCAACCACCATTCGATGAGCCACGGTAATTGTAGTTTGGGGACCATTGGTAATAAAGCGACCAACATCGGTCACTTCAACTCCTTGGACATCTCGACTACGAACTGTGTCGTAGATAAGGCGACCTGTAGCCGTAACGACTGCTCCGCCAAAGGATGATTTGTTGTATTTATCAACTGCGCTTTTACCCGTGAATACCACGGTATCGGTCATAAACTCCGCGACTTTGTTGTAGATAGCATCTGCCATGGCTACACCCTTACTCTACGATGCGTGATTCGTAGAAAGAGTTTGGGTTATCCATCTGACCAACAACAAAATCTGTGTTGTAATCTGTTGTAATTTTGTCATCTGTAGACTTCAAAGCATCGGCATTTGCCCATGGGCGAGGAGGTGACTTACGCAATTTCCGCTTGTATAGGCTGTCAGCCAACTCTTTGTAGTGCGTAATCTTTGAACTGTAAGACTCAGATACGGAAATGTCGCCTACGCTCTTTGAACTGCTATCGGCTAAACGAGCAAAGCGAGCAATAAGGATTTCAGCCAACTCCCGCGCCGCCTCATACTCATCACCTGACCATTCAGTAATTACATAGTTGATTTCCTCGTCAGAAAAAAGCGCATCTGTAGAGTCTGTGTCATTGAGGAGAAAACGAACATAATTACGAGGAGATGTGCTTGGGTCGCCTGAATAGGTAAAGGTCATTACATGCCACCAAGAAATAACATGGATGTGCGAACAAAGTTTTGGTTTGCCAAAATGTCAGTCTCGTTAGGCAAGGTCACGGTTACATCCGCTGTTGGTTCTCCTGCTGAAAGTGTAAGTTCAAAAGCATCCGCTGTAGTTCCCTCAAAGACTATGTTTTGAGAGAAAGCCAACTCAAGCCCTGTTTGCTGACCAGTAAAGGTTGCGTTGCTAATTGTTGGTGAGGTTAGCGCTGTAATACCTGTTAGGTTTCCAGTTGTAATGACAGTTCCAGATACATCTGCAAAAGTAACTACGCGGTCAGCCGTTGGATTTACAACTGTTAAAGTCGTTTCAAAGCCATCTGCTACGGAGCCTTCAAAAATAACTTCTGTAGGCACTTGAATATTGCCAGTAAATACTGCCCCGCTTAAAAGGGCGTAGTTGTCTAACTCAGTATCTACATCTGTAGCCAAGTTCTGAATATCGGTATGAACGGCAGGGTTATCTCCCGCGGTTGGGTAACGCAAACCCTTGGTTGTTGTTCCTGCCATTTTATACTCCTATTGGTGAATAATTAAATTACTAGAACTGCCGCTTCTTCTGCTGTTAGAGGTTCTCCAGCAACAAGTTTGGCTTTTGCTGATTCCTTTAGAGCCGCCTTAGCCGCTTCTGCCGCTTCGCGCTCTGCTTGGGCTTCTTCAGCCGCCGCTTGGTCTTGGTCGCGTTGAGCGATTTCGGCAGGTGTTAAATCAACATATTCGTGTGTGCCTTTTTCAAGGTCCACGATTAACTTCTTAGGTGTGTCAGTCATTTACGATAGCCTTCCAATCGGTAGTTTCTTCATCCCACGCATACATGATACCGTCTGTTGGATAAACAACTGGGGCTTCCCAACGGCAAGTATCTTCATTCAATACCCAAGATGGATACGGCTTTGGTGCGATAAAAGCATCACGAGCCTCATCGTATGTGTATCCAATACCAGCAAAGTTCTTGCGGATTGTGCCGTTGTAACTTGTCTTTACCCAAGTTCCGCCTAGCGAATTCATAAAGGCTTCGCCTTCATCTGCTGAGTTGTTATTACCAACTAGCACTCTAAGAACAATTTTGTTCTCATCTATCTCTGCCCAATGTGACATTTTATTTCTCCTTTACGCTATCGGGTATCTAATAATAACAACGCCTGAACCACCTGCACCGCCAGCGCGACCTACATAACCACCTGGACCATCAACGCAACCACCACCACCACCGCCGCCTGTGCTAGCGGTTCCAGCATAACCTTGACCACTATTTATATCTTTTCTTCCACCCGTGCCACCGCCGCCAAGACCGCCCGCAAGCGGAGTTGGAATAGTTGTATCAAAAACGCTTGAACCTCCACCGCCCGCAAAATAATAATTTCCGCCTGAAAGTTGTCCAAGACCTGTTGTGGCTCCACCGCTTATATCATTAAATAAACCATTTCCGCCTCTACCTGTGGCTCCATTGCTAGCCCCATTTTCTCCCTGCGCACCTGCGCCACCACCGCCGCCATTTGATGATTGACCGCCTGTATAGATTCCTTGACCGCCGCCAGAACCCTGTCCTGAAGTAAAGTTTGAAGTATTACCAAAGAGCGGACCTGTTCCAACAGAACCACCGCCTGAGCCGCCTGTTAAGCCTTGAATATTTCCATTTCCACCTTGACCGCCAGCCGCGCCACCGCCGCCTTTAACAAGAGTCAAAGCGCCAAATTGCGAATCACTTCCAGTTGCTCCGAAACCAGTTACGCCAGTTGCGCTTTGTGTTTGACCTGCGCCTCCCGCGCCAACTGCAACTGCTGAATAACTATTCTCTGTGAGTGTTTGCGATGTAAAAGTTAAATAGCCACCTGCGCCGCCACCTGCACCAGCCGCGCCACCGCCGCCACCGCCAGCGACTACTAATACATCACAACTTAAAGTCTTAGCAGGAGTAAAGTTTCCTGATGAAGTAAACGCGTGATACCAGTATGTGCCATCGTTGGTAACAATATCTCCACCGCTAGCAAACGGAGCAATCTCTGGAGTAGTTCCTACTGCGGCTAAGCCGTATAGGTAGAAGGTCGAACCTGCTGCAATATTGGTATCTCCAGTAAAAGTAATTGAAAATATTGCTGCTGTTGATGACCAAAGGTTTGCATTAATATCTGAGTAAGCAGTTGAAGCATTATTTTCACCAACGCTATCAGCGGATGATGATTTGAAATTGTTACTCATATAGTTTGGAATATAGATTTCACCATTGGCAAATGTATTTGCCGTTGCAGATGAGCCTACGCCAGAACCAACAAACATTTTAGTATTTCCACCAGCAGAACCAGATACTACTACTGCACCATTTCCTTCTAAGTATTTATTTGTTCTATTAGTTGTTAAACCATTAAAGTGATAAAACAAACTACCGTATGTTGTGGCTCCTGTATCTCGCCAAGAAGCAACGACCTTCAAATCGGTATATCCAGTTTGAGGGATGTTATCAAAGACAACAGAAGCGGCAGAAGCCGATAGCGTTACCTTTTCTA